ATAATGCCAGTTGCGATAATTATTCAAATTGAGCCAATGCTTTTTTGTTGTCTTAGTGTAAGTCCCGTCTTTTTTAAGATGTGACTTACCGCCGACATACAAAGGAAGATTTAATCTGAATTCGGGAGATGATAGTTTATCTATAAAAGCCATAAAAAACCTCTTTGTTGGGTTACAACAAAGAGGCTTATTATTTTTTATAGATTAAGTCTACTAGCCGAATAGCGATTTAGTAGGTTTAGGGGAACCACTACCGCTTTTGACTGCACCAGCTGATCCAGCAACTTCTTTGAACTTGTTGCGTGTCTGGCCAGTATTCTTCTCACCCCATTTTGTGTAGAAGAGATCTTCTTGAGCGATCTCTACGCCCTTCTTAAGCTCTACATACGTTTTCTTTGTTGGGGTGTGAAAGTACTTGTCGGTTTCATTGACTTCACGAGTCATGTTGGTGTCGACGTAATCGTTACCAACTTTCTCCTGCTTGTTTTCAATGACTCTGAGAATAGCAGCAGTGACTTGCTTGCCAAGGATTGACGTAATCACAGGCATATTCTTATCGACTTCTGCCTCGGCCAGGGAGTCCCAGACTTTAATGACTTTTTCCTCAAGAGTCTGCTCTACCAACGGATGACCAGTAGCCATCAGGCAAAGATCATTGATTGTCTCAAAGCCTGGTAGCATACGGGTCTTGCCATCTTTTTCATAAGTGGCGCCGCCATTCTTGTTGAAGATCCAAGTACGATCAGTGATCTCTTTGCCTCCATACGCAATGACAGTCACTACGCATTTTGATTTAGACTTGGCTGAAGGCATTACGTAAGCAAGCTTGACAACGCCATCATAAAGACCTGACTCAAGGGTGTAACTACCACCGAGAAAATCACTTTGTTCTTCGGCGCCAGAGACGTCGATATCTTTAAACATATCCATAAAGTTTTTCCTATTCTTCGGGATTTAATTTGTGGCCTAAAGCCACCAAAAAAGCTGCTAACTTCTAAGTATAAAACTTAATCATGTGATCTAGCAGCAGAGCCACATTGTTATCCATGAAGGTCTCTTGTTCTGTGAAGAGCCCCATTGGGCCACGGATTCTTTCACCAATGGTATTCTTAGTCAAACGTGTTTGGAAAATATATTTGAACCCAAGAAGTTGGTCGTCAGGTGTGATATTCAACAAGCTCGAGCTGTAAGGTTTAAGGTCATCTAGCGACATACGCTTGGTAGCAACTACTGTTGAAAAATAGGACTCAAGCCCATTGTTTTTCAATGAACCTTTGATGGGCACAGAGACTCGATCGACAAGATGTGCGTCTTGTGTACTGAGAGTATGAGCCAGCATAATTACATGCTTGTCTGTAGACGCTACAAGCTGTTGCATGAGGATCTTAAAGTATTGAGCGTACTCCTGCCATGCTTGCCGGCCGTCCTTTGCTGGGAGTACCAACTGGCTCTCATACATATCCATAAGGAACGTAAGAGAGTCGATGATAATACCATCATAGTCAGGATTACCTGTCACCAGATCAAATGCTTCATTGACCTGATAAGGATCTGTGACGATCCCAGGCACGAAGTTATTTTTAAATGGCAGTGCTTTACCTGATTCTGTGTTTAGATAGATCCAGCGATCTTGTTTAGGGATGTCTTTCAGACTTGCAGATTTGCCTGTAGCAGACTCACCTCCAATCAGTATAAGTTGGTTATGGCTCATAGTTGGGTGTCCTCATGGTTCAGTTTTTGCTGTCTTACGGGCTATTGTTCTTAGAATAGTATGTTGCAGTTCATTGTCCGAAAGGGGATTATCAATTTTTTGATTGAAGTCCGTAACTCGTGTTTCAATTTCAGGATAAAGCATTCCGGTATCAAACAGAGCTAATGCATACTTAATCATTTGATTATTACGGTTGCCCATAACCATGCGTTCAGCAAACCAACGTTCCAGACTATTCAGATCTTTCAGCTCGGTCATCTGAGCTTTGTGGAACTCATTTCTTGAAGTTTTTGGAATGAATCTGATTGGATCCAGAAGAGTTCCCTGAATGTTATAATGGTGTTGGCCCAAATGGTTTGTAAGCCATTTGCGTTCACGCTGGTTAGCTTCTTCATCAATCGAGAAAGGTAACCATTCCATGATGTTATTCATAAACTGAGTATAGTCATCTTTATTAAGATGGAGCTCATACTTCAGTGGCATGATTACACGGAAACGGTCAGGACCAGTTCCATCTTCTTTGTGGCGCTTAGTAGTATAAGTCATGAATGTATAATCACGCAGCATTTCATGAACCAAGTCACGAGATGCTTTGCCGTCTACATCCAGGACAATCATGTTGAACCCTTCAATGACATTGTCGCCTCTTCTGTGGTTCCCAACAAAGCGATGGTTGCACCAATGGTAACCTTCAGCTTGAGTCATTAAATGTAAATCTTCAAAGGGCTGCGTTTCAGATTGATAATCTGTTGCGTAGTCTTCTGAATAAGAAAACATCATCTTGTCGAGACCTGTCTCGTTAAGGGCTTCACCAGAAAAAAACTCAATTCCTTCAGTGAAAGATTTTTTAATGATGATGTTATTCTTATAGCCCCATGCAGTAGCCAGGGTCATAATTTCCTGACGGGCAGCGTTACCTGTTTTATAATAAGGCAACGCCTCCGTCAGGTCAGCATGTGTGAGCTCTTGATCGTGTGCAGCAATATACTTTGCAAGCTTCACGTAAGCTTTCTCTCTGCTGAGTAGTGTCTTGAAGTCTGCTCCAGATGACTGAACCAGATTAATAGCATGGTACAAGTTATCCATTGAGATCTCAGGAGACTGATCAATAAATCCAAATACGCCGGCCAGCTTCAAAGCTTTAAAGTAGCGGTGATTGAGCTCTGTTTTTTCCATCTCACAATGCTCAGGAAGCCTATCAGCTTCGCTCTCACACAAGATACGGTATTCAACCAGCTCAATAGCTACGTTGTCTGGAAGAGTCATTGTCCACATATGGTTCATAGGATCAGCAAGCTGTGTAAATGACTTACTAATAACGTCGACCATAGAAGAAGAGTTAGGATCAATAAGATCTTTGTAGATCTCTTCTGCTGTCATCTTATTAGAACTGCGTTCATGCACACCCCACGCAAACAAAAAGCGTCGGCTATAGCCTATTTGTAAAAACTCAAAGAACATGTCTTCAGTGTTCCCGCCATCTAGCAATTTGCTTGGCGTTCCAAACAACAGCATGTTGGCTGGCGTAGGACCATCAATGTCCTGGCCGCGGCTATTGTCTGTTGTGTTCTTGGTGAGCTTTGCTTTGGTTTTGCCTTTGTCAAAGAGCTCGAGAAACGTATTAAGAATCTCTGTATTAGCCAGAAGGTTGGAACCAACTTCATCAATTTGAAGATTGATGGCTCCAGCGTCTGCTAGTAGCAGCTTTTGTCTGAGCTGCTTGACTGCAGGAACTGTACCGCTGTCAAACGTATAAGGATAAGGCCCGGCTTGAGCATACTCTTTTTCAAGACCTTGAAGCTCTGCTGCCTGATCGGTGTTCTTATAAATTGATCGATTAGTGGATAGCTTCAAAAGGTTCTTATCAGAAATTTCATTAAGAGTTGCTTCAATAAATCGAGTTTTAAACCCATCCATAAAGTAGTCTTCAATGATGCTTACAGAATGGCCTTTACCAAAACCTGAAGTAGCCAGACCCAGTGCATAAATATTTACTGGTATGTCGCCGCGATCTTTAGTCTTGATCCGGGCTCTCATCGTAGAAGCCATCTTTGCAAGAAAGTAAGCGACTTCGACCCTAAAGAAATTACGGTTTTGGTTCTGTGTTTTTTTACAGATGATGTTTACCATCTCTTCAAGCACAGGATGATCAGTCAAAGAGTCAAAGTCTCTCATTTCATATACCCTAATTTTAATTAAATTTAGTTAGATGTACTCAAGTCTTTGAGTGCATAGCGGAGCTGCATCACAATAGAAGCAACGTTTAACTTCGCCAGGAGCGGTAATAACAATACCTTTTCCTGCTTTTGTTTTATGGTTCAATGCTTCTGCATACGTATCAAAGTTTTTAGTAGAACGCTTCAGCATATCGGAATTAGCGTAATACTTATGTATGTCATCAGACCGCCAAAGCTCTTCATCAGTACAACGAATCATGTCTGATTCACTTGCAAAGCCAGCGTTTTGTTCAATCTCATCTAGCTTAGCGATGATGAACTTTTCTGCATCGGCCGGCTGGTAAAGATTTACAAGCATTTCCATAACTGGGTTTGGTGGGTAATTGTTTCTTCCTACATCACGCTGCGTCCAATCCGTAAGGATAAAATTGATTACGCCCTGATCAGCTTTGATGATGTCTTCATTCAGCCATTTATACATAGCCATTTGAAGAGCGTAATCGCCTTTTTCAGTTTGATCCATTTTTATATAGCTGTAGACGCCCGTCGACTTATTGTCTTCAGGCTGTCCATTAATGACTTGGTCAAACTTACCGCTAATCCACATTGTAGTGCCTGCAGAGGTTTTAACTTTACGGTAGGCTCTTTGCTCAATGTAGATTGGAATGCAGTCTGGTCTGTCTTCAAGCATCTTCTTAGTTGGGTTAAGCACAAGCTTGTCTATAACCCCCGAAGGAAAGCCAATGCTCTTAAGAATCACATCTTTATTTGGATTCTCAAAAGCAGCTTCAATAGATGAATGAATTGCCTGACCGATACGTGATTTTACCCGCTTAATGAGCTCAACCTCATTGTCTTTGTCTGGCAAACGATGACTCAGTATCAAAGCCTTAGTTGGCTTCAATAGCTGGGTCACACTAAGTATAGGCAAACCGTCTTTTGGCGCACCAACAGGAATATGATCATAAGTATCTGTGGCCAACCAAAGAGCCATTGTAAGGTTCAAATTAGTTGAGTTGATAAGAGTTGTCTTGCCCATAGCCAGGGTCCTATTCTTGGGTTTCTTCTTGGCCCTCAGTGAAATATGTGTGCTCGGACATCATGCCCATGTACATCAAATTAAGGACGATAAAATCAGCGATCTGATCTGTATCTACATTATATTGTTTCTTCATTCGGAGCAAAGAAAGATTGCGAATATCACCTAGATCTTTGGCAGTGATCTTACGTTTTTTGGGGATGATCAGCACGTTCAGTTTTTGGCTTCTAAGTGAGGGATCTGCACCTTGCACTTTTGACGGCTGAATGAAGTGAATCTCAGTAGTAGCCATGTACCAGTGAGTTTCAATAAATGAGTATTTCTTTTTCATCAGAGAACCTTTATTTTGTTAAGAAAATTTGCAACATCAATTGTCGTTGCATCATTAGGAAGTTTATATTCAGACGCCCAGCTCGGATGAAAGACGGAAACTGCGCCTGATAACTTTACATGATCATGAACAATATCAGGATGCTTTTGCCACTGCACACATTTAACTATGTTTTGGTTAAACCAATCTAATACAGGGGTGTTTCGTTTGATCATGTAATATTGGGCATCATGAATTTGACAACAGATCTTAATATCATGATGAAGATAGTGGCTTCTAACAAGTTGCATAAACTCTGAAGCAGCACGGTTGTTCAGCAAGCCCCAGGACTGGCCTAGCGCATTACCTGCAGTACGTGCCTCTGCCTTTGCCTGATACGGCGTGTGGCGGTCTGTGAGGACCACCTGGCTCAAAATAGGTGTTCTAACCCTTAAGCCAAAGGCTGCAGTGACGTATCCATCTTTGACAGCGTTATTGATTTTTAATTTTGTATATTGGTCAGAAACT